TATTCACCATATTGTCCCTTTATTGATGTGGTTTGCGTCATTCGGCGCAACTCGTTATAAAAGATAACCGTTTGAGTTGCGATTCCGTTTCACAGGCATTTAGCTAACTATTCGAATTGCGATTCCGTTTCATGAACATAGGGACAGCTTTATAGGTTATGTCTTCTTGTTGACTCGTACCGGGTGTGATTTACAGGATGCGTTTATACAGGTGAAGATATACTCAGAGATCGAAAGTCTTTTAGCAGGACAGGATTCGGCGCTTGTAACGCTGGTTCCGTTATAGATAATGAAGATAGGTCTATTTCTGTTATTAACCAGTTCAATGTGGCGAACTAAAGGGACAGTTTTTTCGATACTCTTCTATATGGGATGTCCTGAAATAAACAAAACAGTTTTCGGGTCTGCAATAAAAGTTTCATATATAGAATAGTTTTATCTTACATTGTAAATCAACGGTTTACATTGAGGGAAGGGGGGGTTTAGGGGGAAAGGTGTATGTTTGTGTTGTTGTTTTCCCTAACGGTACAATTTCCTTTCAAGAGAAACCGAAGATCATCAACGTTTTTTGTTGATGTGGTAAAGGGTTTGGGGAAGAGCATTCTCTTCTATTCCCCAATTGTTTCCGCGTAAGTCAATCCGATGAAATTGCATTTGTCAATTTGCAATTCGGTAACAATTAAATTTGCAATTCGGTAACAATTGCACTTGTAAATTTACAACCGACAACAATTAAATTTGTAATTCGGTAACAATTAAAATAAACGTGTTCTTTGAATTTGATAAACAATATCACGAGACTGAAACAATTATTCAGAATAAAAATAAAACTATGCAGAATGTGATTTGTTTAATATTTTTAAAGAACACGTTTTAAATATCAAGAGATTTTCCCCTTTTTATTGTGGGTGTCAATTGGGAATTATTGGTTAAAGTGGTTCAACTTACAATACCTCCGTTGATACTACAAAATTAAGGGGATTCTTTTTTATAAAAAATTGCAGTATAATAATATATAAAATAATATATAAAATAATATATAAAATACAACCGTTTTATTGTGTTAATTTACATTATGGTATTATATGTTCTAATTAAAAAATAACAAATAGGTGGTAAGTGTGGCCGGAAGAAACAATATCGAAAAAAACCACTACGAAAACGAGCAACGTGCTTTACTAAGAAGAATGGAAAGCAACAAAGAACACATTATGACAGAAAAAATAGGTGCCGATACTATAGAAAGAGCAAGACAGATATTGTTAGATTCCAATGTTGGAGACATTAATGTGTTGTGGAGAAACAAGTGTATTTATAATGGTAATTTGTCAACTACCACAACACAACAACTTTGCGATGTGGCAATACGAGCACACGGTATATTGGCTGTTATGTGCAGAATTTTGGGAGTATATAGGACCGATCTGATTTTGCGCATTGAAAAAGAACCAAAAGTCAAAAGGATGATAGCGGAACAAAGGGAAGATATAATTGACATGGCGGAATGTAGACTATTTGAAGCTACATCTGAAGGGAGAGAATGGGCAGTTAAATTTACTCTTCAGACATTAGGAAGAAAAAGAGGATACAGTGATGACATCATACCGAAAGACAACAGAGGACTAATTCTCGATGTTATTGAATCTGCTATTGATGATTCACGATTATTAACAGATGACATAGATTGGGAAGACGAAATTAACACAGAAAGGTTGACAGATGAAACAAGTTGAACCAAGTTTTTATGTTATCGAACCAGTTGACAAAGAGGATTTGTTGGACAACATTGAAAAGGCGGGCAGGGTAAGTTATAAGTCCGAAGACCGGATAACTCATATTTCTGCGGCCAAATTTGTTGAAAGAAGAATTAAAGACGGGCATGAGTCCATCTTAGAACACGAAGGTTTGATATTTAGAGTAGGAATATTTACTTGGTGCTATACATATTTACACAATCCTAAATATTTGTTTTTCTCGTGTGTAAAGTTTAGGTTTTTAATATCAGGCAACATACGGGCATTGCGCGATTTTGGTAAACGGTATTCTTATTTTGCACGTTTTCTATCGTATTTGTCAAGAGATATCCCTGTTGTGTTTGAATATTTTAGAATAAACTATAAAAAGCGCAAGATTGTTGTTGTAGAAAAGAATGAGTTGAAATATCGTGAGGAGCTTTTAAAACACTTACGTGTATCTGTAAATGTGATTTGCGACAGGGGAATTGGTAACCAAATAGTAAGACATAGAATAATGAGCTTTACACAAGAATCAACCCGTTTTGTCAATTATGCCAAAAAAGATTCTTTTGAATTTATTAAGCCGGATTTTTTAAGCACGGATGCCAAGTTGCTTGGATATATGGATGAAAGATGGAAACAGGTGTGTTGTCTTTCTGAACGAACTTATATACTTTTTAATCAGGCTTGTGTTAAATCGGAAAATTCCAGATCTGTATTGCTTCTGTCAACTAAAACACAGATAGTAATAAGTTGTAATCTTGACGGATGGGTATCGTTTTTTGAAAAGCGAGCATTGGGTTATGAAGGGACCCCCCATCCTCAGATGTTAAAGATAACCAAACCCATGTTAGAAGAATTTAAAATCAGATGGCCTATTGTTTTTAATTGTCTCGTATATGCAAATTTGACATCATAAATTGATAATTGCTATGTTTAACGTTTGGTGTATTTATTTGGGGTAGAAATTTACTTGGAGGAAATGTGTTTAAATTAGAAAAAGCACAGGGCAAATCAATACAAGTTGCGAATAAAAGGATCAATTTGTGGCATGGAGCAGTAAGATCGGGAAAAACCTGGGCATCATTAACGGCTTTTATACGATTTGCAGCACAATATAATAACACATATCCTTTAATTATATCGGGAAAGACAGACAGAACAATAGAAAGGAATGTTCTTGAACCGTTGAAAATGATGTGCGGGGACGATTTAAAGTACAGTTTGGGATCAGGAACTGGAATGCTATTTGGATGTGTCAATTTTGTTATGATAGGGGCAAATGACAGAAAGGCAGAAGGAAAAATAAGAGGATTGACAGCGGGTGGAGGGTATGGGGATGAAATAACCCTGTGGCCGGAAAGTTATTTTAAAATGTGGATGACTCGTCTTTCTGTAAACGAATCCAAGGCTTTTCTTACCACTAATACGGACACCCCGTATCATTATTTAAAAACCGATTATATTGACAATATGGAATTGGATGATTTTATATCTTTTCATTTTAAGATTTCTGATAACACAACTCTATCTAAAGAATACGTATTAGCTTTACATAAAGAGTATAAAGGGTTGTGGAAAAAAAGGTTGATAGACGGATTGTGGGTAATAGCGGAAGGATCTATTTACGACTGCTACGATGACAAACGTATTGAGGTTACTGAGTGTCCATTTACATATGATATGTGGAGTACCGAAACCATTGTGTGTATCGATTATGGTACAACCAATGCATGTACTTTTCTTAAAATTAAAATAAATAGAGATAAAGTGTCTGGTTCGGTGTCTCATATTTATGTGTCAGATCAGTATTATTTTGATTCTGTAAAGGAAAACAGACAAAAGAGCGACAGTGAATATTATCGGGATCTTGATAACTTCATAGGAACAGATGCAATTGACAGTATGATAGTGGATCCATCTGCGGCGAGCTTTATTCAGGAGATACTCAATAATGGCAAATATATCCCTATAGATGCTGACAATAGTGTATTGGATGGGGTCCGGTTTGTTTACACGCTGTTATCTAATGGAATTATGTATATAAATAAACTTAAGTGTAAGCACTTGATAGATGAATTACAGGGGTATGTTTGGGATAAATCAAGCCAGCTATCTGGTGTTGATGCTCCTAAAAAAGAAAAGGACCATTCTTGTGATGCTCTTAGATACGGTCTATATACTGTGCTTGGAGCAGAACACGCAAAAACAATGTTTTTACAATCTATGAGATGTAAATAGTCTTGTGTAAAGGGGCAATATTATGGAATCGCTTATTACAATAATAATGGTATTGATTTTGGTTGTTTTATGTTTTGGATTCTTTTTGTCAATAGTGATATGTTCAGTAGGAATTAAAAGAAGACGCTATAACAAGGGGATTTACAATGGAGGAAACGGTGGAAATAAAAACGACTAAAGAAGTAACACTTGACGGGTTCGAAAACATGTTGAACAGCCTGGGCAAGATGGGAATTGATCCTTCAGCAAGTTATACTTTTGAGGGAGAAGATTTACTTGATGAAAATACAATCAATAGTATGTACAATGATGATGGGGTGTGTACCAGGATAGTTAGATGTATTGTTGAAGACTCATTGCGTAAATGGTTTATAATATCCGGGGATGATGATAGGGTGATACAAAATTTCTTTGAAACCATTAGATTTAAGGTGTTTTTACAGGATTTTTTAGAATGGGCAAGAGCTTTCGGTGGAGCTGTTATGTTTTTGGGGCTTGACGATGGGGAGAAAGACCCAATTTCTCCTGTCAATTTTGCTAAACTAAAGAACATCAAATTTATACGAGTGTTTGATAGGAATAGAATACAAAGTATAAGTGTTTCTCAGGATATTCAATCCGAAAGGTATTTATTGCCGGATACTTATACCATCGCCCCTGTCAATGGTTCTCCTTTTCCTTGTCACTATTCCAGATTGATAATACAAGATGGTCAAAGATGCAGTGATATGACCCGTATTAACAATAATGGATGGGGTTTGTCGGTATATCAGGGTGTAATGTCGAAAATGTCGCTTCTTGGAGGGTCTTTTAATTCCGTTGCGTCAATTCTTAATACGTTTGTAAATGATGTAATACACATAGATGGTTTACACGCTATGGTTGTGGCGGGTAAAGAAGGTGCTATAATAAAAAGAATAAGTATGATTGATATGTCCAGATCCGCTATAGGGACCACCTTACTTGACAAAACAGAAACCTTTGAACGACACATTGCGTCAATTTCTGGAATGTCGGACATATTAGATCGTTTTATGTTGTATATATGTGCTTGCACTGGGATACCGGCCACAAAATTGTGGGGCAGATCCCCTGCCGGTCTTAATGCAACCGGCGAAAGCGACATTTCTAATTGGTATGATGATGTTGATTCGTATAGGACTGACACTGTAGCTCCGGTAATAGAGAGAATGTGCGAGATAATTTTCTCCTGTAGTGAATTGACAAATAGCGAACCTAAAGAGTGGAAAGTAGTGTTCCCTCCACTAAGACAGCTAAGCAGTTCAGAATTGTCAACCTTATATAAAACCAATTCAGAAGCTGATGATATTAATATAAAGAATGGGTCTTTGTCTTCTGTTGCTGTAGCGCAGCACAGGTTTTCTGGAGTAGATTATAATATGGAAAATCCAAGTAACATAGAAACGGACAACCCTCCTAATGGAGGAGATTGACAAATATTATGTCTAATACGGGGAAAATTATGGTGAATGCTAAGAAGGGTCATTGGTTTTATCCTTTACAAATAGAGAAACAGTATAAGACGTTCTTAGAGCAGTTGGTATCAGCCATAATAAAAGTGATTGTTTTAGAAATACCAAGAGGAGTTAAGAACTATACACAAGATGACATGCATTCTGATTTGCAAGAAAGCTTTGAAAAAACCGTAGAAAGAATAGATGATTTAACTAAATCGGCACAAAATAAATCAAAGTGGTTTACAAAGGCTATTGACAAATGGAGTAAAATGGAAACAATTTCTAATGTTAAAGAGACATTGGGAATCTCTTCTATAAAGTATTCAGAAGAAATTAAAGGGTTGTTGGACAAGTCTTCTTTTATAAATTCCGATTTAATTAAAAGTCTATCAGATGATGTAGTTAATAGGGTTAGAGAAAGAGTAAAAGACTCTTTACAATCTGGCATTTCTAATAGAGGGTTGATGGACATCATATTTAAATCTGGGGAAGTGTCAAAGGGTAGGGCGAGATTGATAGCACGAGATCAAACCGCAAAAATCAATGGTGATTTGACAAAGCTAAGACAAACAGAATTGGGTGGAAAGCGATATTTTTGGAGAACATCTGGTGACAATGTAGTTAGGGAATCTCATGCTGCTCTCAACGGTAAAGTATGTTATTGGGATGACTCTTCCTCTTATTCTGATTCTGTAAATGACGAAGAGAGACTTGACAGAGACGAAATAGGCGCTTATAAAGGAATACCTGGGGAGGATTACCAATGTAGATGTACTGCAGAATTGATAGTACAAGATTTATTAGAGGGAGATGTTGTTGGAACGGTTGTTCCTGAAACATATGAACCAAATGAGTATGGGGCAGTTGTTCCGCCTGTAGAATATTGGGATAAGTCTATAAAGCCTGAAAGTGCTTTAGTTGATAATACGTTTACAAATGGCATAAACGCAGCAAAAGAAGTACTTAGTTTAGCATTGGGTAAATTAAAGTTTGATTTTCCTCCTGTTCCTATTGTAAACAGATTATCAATTAAAACGGGTGAAAGTGGCCAGACATTTTGTGGTATGTATTTTGGTAAATCGCGGTTAAGAAATCTTGCACATATAGAAATTGATGTGGGAAGTTCTATAAAATATTATGGGAGTGTAGAAAACATAGCTCTTCATGAAATCTCTCACCACGTCAGTAGAGCAGCAAGAATAGCAATTACAGATCCAATTACTGGTGCAACGGTTAGAACTAAAGTAGAATTTTTTATGAATCAAACCACAGATTTGGGAAGGACTATTTTAAATTCTCCTAAAGTAAAGTCAACGATGTCGGCCATCAAAGCTTTACCAGAAGGCAGTTCTATGAAACGGCACTTAGAGTATTTATTAGAACCGGGAGAATTGTGGGCCAGATCGTATTCCCAATTTTTGTTAAAAAAGGCGTTGACAAAAGAGATTGAAATAAGTGGAAAAGAATCGGTAGCCGCAAAAAGTCTTCAAAAGAGATATGAAACTATGACTTTACAGGAAGGGATGTGGTCTGAAAGAGAATTTCAACCCATATATGATTCTTTTTCTAAAGGTGTAAGCATTGAAAAAAATCCGCATTATTAAAATCGTATATTGTAAATTGTTTTGGTTCGTAAGATGGGAGACAACATGACGTTGTATGAATTTGCAAATAAAGTTCTAAAGGATAAACGTAAAAAGGGTTCCGAACACTATTCTATTACAAAGGAACAATTTGTTGAAATTGCTATATTAAAATGTCAATCAGAAAAAGACGTTGCAGAAGTTGTATTTGACATGATAAAAAAGGGAACCCTAATAAAATTGTAACATTCTTTAATATAAAATAAAATTGACAAAATAACAATTGAGGAGGTTTTTGTGCCGCTAACCAACGTACATGCTGCCAGAATTAAGGACCCCAAAAAGTTTAAATCAATACGAACCAAAAAAAACGAATTTGGTCCGGGCATTGATATACAGTATGGTGCACTTCCTACTGGTGGAACAGAAGTACAGTCAATACACTTTGACTCCAATAAATTTACACCCGATAAAGCCAAAAAATGGTTAAAAGACCATAGTTATGTCACTATTCTTTTTGAACCTGCTTTGGATTCTTTTAAATTTACAAAAAAAGAAACCTTGGATACAGGCAGGTTTAGTTTTACATTGACAAAAGAAGGATATTTAAGAGGAGTTGCCGCTGTGACAAGGACGGGCATTTTTGATTATAATGGTTTAAATGGAAAAAACAAAAGGGTATTAAGACACCCGGATGAAGTGTTTAAGAAAGAAAGTCTTGACTCATTAAAAATGATACCCATAACTAATGGCCACCCTTCTGATAAAAATCCCAATGTAGATCCTCTTTTAGCTTCCGATTCTGTAAATAAGTTTATAGTTGGATTTACAGGGGAGAATATACAACCAGATGGCGCTTTTGTTAAGATACCCTTTTGCATTTTTGATAAGGAAACTATTGAAGATGCTGAAAACGGTAGGATCGAGATTTCTTGCGGATACGATGCAGAGTATTATGAAATACCAGGTGTATATAACGATGAAAGTTATGATTTTATTCAGACTAATATAATGTATAACCATTTGGCAACCGTCAATACGGGGAGAGCTGGTCCTTCAGTTCGGTTGCCAGTGACAGATGGACAATCAACAAAAAAAGGAGACAGCTATATGCCAATTATCACGATTGACGGGATAGATTATGAATCTTCCCCAGAGGTTTCTCGCAGCCATGCCAGATTGGTCACTGAAGCGATCAATGCGGCTAAAACCATTAAGGATTTACAAGACAAGATTGACAAGAACACAATAACTCTTGATTCAATGAATAAAGAACTGTCGGCTATCAAAGCCATTGACAATAACAAAGCGATAGAAGATGGGGTTCGCGCCAGATTTGATCTCGAAAAACAGGTGTTTTCGGTTTTAGACTCCAAAACAGACATTTCGAAATTGAACGGGAACGAAATAAAAAGATTGGTTGTTTCGAAGATGTTGCCTGATATCAAGTGTGAAACTATGGTTGGAGAAACTTTGGACGCTATGTTTTCTGTCTCCCTCGGTATTGCTAATGGAAAAAGGGTAGACGAGGAAGACGATGGAGAAGTAGATAACGATGATGATGATGGTGCTGTTCCCTTAAATTTACAAAAGAAAGCAGTGTTGGACAATGGGGGTTCGGGGACCAAACCGCGTACTGCGGTCACAGCATACGATGAATATAAGAAAAGGTTGATTTTGGGACACTTGACAAAATAATATTGTTGGGTGTTTATAAATTGACAACATTATAACAAAATTATGTAGTTATTAATTAAACAAGGAGAGATTAGAATGAACATGAATTATGTTGGACAATCGCTGTTTTTCCCTGGTAGTTTGGTAGACTCAGGGTTTACAGATAAGATTTCTATCGTAGCTGGCATTGACACAGCTTTCGGAATGCCTGTTGTCAGACAAAAAAATACTGAAATCAATTCCTTTGTTAGGAACGACATTGCCTATATCAAGTTTCCCATTAATCTTGTAGAGGGAGAGGGAGAAGAACTGGTTATTACTGGTAATGTAAATAACATACCTTTTGCAGATGTTCCGTGGGAAACAAGCAATGCCGCTACGTTGGCACATTTGGCTGTTCATATAGTTGCAGCTTTAGGTTCCGGATTTATTGCCAGCTACAATGCACCTAATAATTGGGTTGTTGTTAGGGCAATTTCTGCGGTTGACAAAGTGGAAACCGCTCAAGCTACATCTACGTATACACCGGGAGAAGGACCTGTTGTTGTTACAGAAGCTGTAATTACTTATGAATCTACAGATGTGTTTGATGGTGTTTCTGTGTTTCAACATAAAGTTGAAAAGAAATACGTTGCCAAAGAACCTATGTCTGTTTTAAGAAAGGGCAGAATTTTCGCATCCGTTTCCGGCAGTGTCAACAGAGATGATTTTGTTTATCTTAATACCGCAGATGGTAAATTTACAAATCAGCCAAGTGGTAATGTTCCCACAGGACTTCGGTTTTGTATAGGCAGCAATACCAACAACGTTGCGGCTATTCAGTTATAACAACACACAAAAACACGGATAAAACACTCATTTACAATATGTAATATGTAATAATAATCAATTTTTTTATTAAGGAGATAATCTATGTCGATTAAAAAAAAGAAATTCAGATTCCTTGACAGCCAGGAATCGATGTTTTTTGAGAGAGATTTGGAAGTCATTAAGGCTACTACTTATGATCAACCATTCCCTGAATTGAAGGCAATGAGTGGTGGATTACCAATTTCGATGGAAGCTGGACCTGCTGCGGCTACAGTCGTATTCCGTTCTTTTTCTGAAACGGGCATGGCTAAATTTGTTTCTAACTATTCTGATGATAATCCGAGGGTTGACATTGCAGGAATAGAGGAAAGTGTACATGTACGTTCTATTGGCGTAGCGTACGGATATAGCGTTATGGATATTCGTTTTGCCGCAAAACAGAACATATCTCTTTCCAATCGTAAAGCTATTGCTGCACGGAGAGCTAACGAAATTCTTATGAATAAAAGTGCTTGGCTTGCCAGAGCGGCGGATCCCGAATATGTTGGTTTGACCGGTTTGTTTTATAATCCTAATATAACAAGTTATAAAAGCAAAGAGGAGACCGGGAAATTTATTTGGGCAGAAAAAACCAATTCAGCTATTGTCGAAGATATAAACACTTTGTGCAATACTCCCAGTGAATTGACAAACGGACATGAAATACCAAATGTTTTCAGGTGTCCTTTGGCTCAGTTTACTCGAATTAGTACAACCAAACTTGATGAAGGTTCGGATGTGACCATTCTTGATTGGGTTAAAAAGGTTAATCCACATATCCTTAAATGGGATTGGTTGTCAGAATGTAAAGGGTTACCTATAATTCCAAGCACTGGAGCAGCGGGACCTACAGATATAGCAATAGTATACAATAATTCTTTGGAGAAATTGTCTTTAGAAATTCCCGTTCCGTTTGAGCAATTTCCTCCTGAAGCTCGTAATTTGGAATTTGTTATCAACTGTTTATCAAGATTTGCAAATGTGTTGATATATTATCCTTTGTCAGTTGCTCTTGTTGAATCCATATAACCTTGTTGTTAAGTCGAATAAACCAATACCTCCGCGTATGTGGGGGTATTTTATAGTAGGAGAGGAGATTTATGTATAGGCTTAAAGTTAGTCGCACTGTTCCGAGAATTACTGTAATTGAAGGCAAAGTAATCTATCCCGGTATATGTACTTTGTGTTTTGTCAATGAAGAAGCGTGTTTATCTTTTATGCAATCTGTACCTTTTGTAGAGAATATCAAAGCTAAAACCATTATATTGATAGATACAAATAAAGAGCAGGACACTGTACCCGAAGATAAACGGGTAAACGAAATATTGGTTCCTGTTCAAGAATTTACACCGGTTATTACGGTTCCTGTGGTTTTATCTAAGAAGAGTAGGATCAGGGGTCTGGCTAAAGAAGGCAAGAAATAACTACGGGGATTTACAGGTGACACGAGAGTATATACTATACCTACCACCATATTCCCACATCGTGCCCTGTCAGGAAGTCAATCGGCCTTAGATATGGTGTTATTAACAAGGAGAGTAAATTGACAACAATAGAATATATAAGCATAAGATGTCCAAAGTTATTTGAATCTCCTGCAATGAATGCATACATAACCATGGCAAAGGGTAGAGTATCCATCAATGCTTTTGGAGAAAACTATGACGAGGCAGTGTTCCTTGTTGCGTCTCATTTGTTTACTGTTGATTCTGATAATAAAAAAGGGATGGCTTCTGGTGGTTTGGTTTCTTCAATGTCGGAAGGACCGCTTAGCGTATCTTTTGATAATTCGATGAATGCTAACAGTTTAACTGCACAATTTTCACCATATTCTACCACTATTTACGGGAGAGAATTTATAGCGCTTGTGTCAACAGTGATGACCATAATCAACAGGTTTACAGTATGAACAAAATCTTAATAAAAGATAATGGATGGAACAAATTAATATTGTCTTTGTCAACGTATAAGAATGCGTATACCAAGGTAGGTTATCCGATGGGCATTAGTAACGTAGTTGCTGTTCATGGTGGGTCGTCGTTGACTGTGGGAGAAATAGCCGGTGTTATGGAACTTGGATCTGTTAAAATGAGAATACCAGCCAGACCTACGTTGGAACCAGCTTTTAAAAAGAACTTGGATAACAATTTAGCTATTAAAGAAAAGCTTGGCAAACAGTGGGTTTCTGGTTCTATTACCATGGAGCGTGCTCTTGCAATAATTGGGGAAGTGCATGTAGGTCAGATTGTTTCTGAAATAAATAAATTAACGAACCCTCCTTTGTCAATAAGAGCGTTGAAACGCAGAAGAGCAATGGGGTACCTGTCAGAAAAGCCATTAATAGAGACAGCTCAGATGAAAACCAGTGTAACCCACGTGGAGGTAATAGAATGAGTTCAATACATGAATTTTTTAGAAAACCTTTTGTTGGATATCATAGAACACCCGAAATGGTTAATGGTAGACCGATAATTGACGAATCATCTGAATATCCATTTACTGCCAGTATTGTTCCTGTTAAAGACTCTGAGTTGATTGCTTCAGAATTTTTGTTAAGAAAAGAGTCTGGAGAGGTTTTTTTATTAACAACCGACAGTGAAGCTTTAATAGGTGTTTCTGTAGGCAAAATACCGGATGTGGTGGTAAATGATAATAAATCATATGAAGTTATTTCTAAAAGAATATGGGATAATGACATTATATCTTCAAACGGGTTTATAATACAAGAGGTGGTGTTATGATTGACATAGGAGAAATAGAAGATGGAATTTACTTCTGGGTGTCAATTTTATGTAAAGGGTGGACTGTATTTTATTCTGGGGGAGTCCAATCCAGACCTAAAGCACCGTGTATAGAACTGAATATATCTAAAATACAACAGATGGGTACAACCACATTGTCTCCTGTAAATGAAGATGGTAAGTCATATTATGAAACAGAATACAACCTTGTGTTAGAACTAAAGGGGTTTGGTGATGTTAGTGATAAAGATAATAGAAAATACCCTATGTCAAGTTTAGAAAACGTTGTAAATTTTGATCCTATTTTTTTCAATACAGATGATCCACCGGATGAAGAGGACCCCAGACATTGGCAGTTTTTATCTGATATTCTTAGGAGGGAAACAGGTTTATCTGTTGTAGAATGTTCCCCTTCGATAGACTCTTCTGGTATGAATGACGTAAGTTTTGAAATTAGAGCAACAAAGACAATAACCTTTTCGTTTAAGTATAGATCTGAATTAATTGACATAGGGGCATTTCAATCCGGGCACATAGAAGGAAAATTTCCTTTAGGGACCCCTTTTGATAAAAAATACGATATAGAGTTTAAAACATTGACAGAAGAATAAACTTAGATTAGAACACAATAACTTTAACAAGAGGAGATTTACAAATGGATATTTCTAAAATCATAACAGTCGGTGTGTCAAGGGAAACAAAACCGATATCTTTGAAGTCTTTTCAGACCCTTTTAATATTGGGGACAAACGCTCTTTTTTCAGAACGCGCCAAACTTTTTTCCAGCAATGAACTTGCTGCGTTGGCTGACGATTTAACTGGAGGATCTGCTGCGTTGGAGTACATTCATGCATCAACCGTTTTTGGACAAGAAAGACATATTGATAGTGTGTTAATTGGTAAAAAGGAAACCGGAGACACAACGTGGGCAGATGCATTAGACGCTATTGTTGAGGATGCTTTTTCTTTCTTTGCTGTTGCAATAATTGTAAGGACAAAGACGGATCAGAAATCGGTTGCAACATGGTGTCAAGCCAACGGCAGAGTATTCGTTGTATCAACTGCGGATGGTGATAACATTATAACTCCTGAAGGAACAGACGAAAGTATTGGGGCATACGTTAAGGCCGGGGCTTTATCTAATACTACTGTTATATATCATTCAAAGGCTACTACAGAAGCAATTGACAGCGCACTATTGGGGTATGTGTTGTCTTTGACTCCTGGTAGTTATACTGGAGCATTCAAAACTTTAGCTATGGTAACGGTTGATGTTCTTCCTTGTTCTAATTCTGTAACGGCGCATGAAAAACTTGTGTCTACGTATGAGTCAATTGTGGGAAGAAACGGGCTGTTTTTTTCATGGGTTGGCAGTGGGGAGTTCTTAGATATCATAATTTTTGTATACTGGTTGATAGCCAGATTGCAGGAAGCTAATATATTAATATTGTTAAATTCTCCGAAATCATCTATGACAGATAAGGGTATATCAGTCCATGAGTCTGCTTGTAGAAAGGTTTTGGATACCGGTATTGCCAATGGAGGTATTTCTGATCATACGTTCTTGACAGACGGCACAAGGACCGGAGGATATGCTTTAGAAGTTCCTAAGGCATCTGATTTGTCTGTTCCTGATAAGTTGCTTCGACATCTCGCTGGAATAAAGTTCAGAGCGTTTTTGGCAGGGGCTATACACACCATAGCAATAGATGGTGTTCTTACCATATAATAATGTTGGGGTTGTGGTTTTATAAATATAGTACTGTGTAAATGGTGTTGTGTAAATTAATTATTAACATATATAAGGAGTATGAGTATGCCTATAGCTACATTTGATCCAAAAAAGGTTGCCGTTATTGTTGGAGGAAAACCAATTTCTGGTTTTGCTTCGGATTCTTTTGTCAAGGTTACAAGAACGACCAATACCTGGGAGAAAGTTACTGGTGTGGATGGTCTTACCACAAGAATAAGACAGGGTGATAAGTCTGGAAGGATCGAGATAACTTTAATGCAATCAAGTCCGGATAACGATTATTTTTCCGGACTTTGTGATCTTGACGAAGCTACTGGAGGAGGAGTGGTTCCTATTTTAATAAAAGATCTGTTAGGGACTTCTTTAGATCACACCCCTGCAGCGTGGATTGTAAAGCCGGTAGATACCGAATTTGGGAAATCTTCTAAAGATAGGGTGTGGGCATTTGAGTGTGTTGATTTGGATAAAAAGGCAGGAGGTAATCCCGCTATTTTTTAATTCACTTTAACGATACAAAAGGAAAATATGGATGCTGTAGCATTTGAAGTTGAAGAAAGACACACTGTCATTGAAATTGACAATAAGAAATACAATGTGTCAACCATCTTATTAATGGGCAAAAAAACAGTAACTTTATCGGCCAGATTAATGAAAAAAGCAACCCCTTTTCTGCGTTTAATTAAAAACGTAACCAATTCTTCTGGGGGTTCTATATTTGCTGGTGGTAAAGTAGATTTTAGTAAAATTAATTTGCCTGATTCTTTTATTGATGATTTGGTAGACATCTTGTTAACTGGTCTTGACGAAAAGGATATGTTATCTTTGATTTTGGATTTGGTAAAAACTACTACTGTAAATGAAAACAATTTACAAAATGAGAGTGTGTTTGATTTAGTTTTTCAAGGAAATTTAATGTTGTTGTTTCAGGTTGTCAAGTTTGTTATTGTGGAGAATTTTGGATCGTTTTTCAAAACAGGGAACTTTGGGATAGTAGCAAATTTGAACACGGTACAAAGTTCCCGGAAAACGTAGAAACAAAACTATCAGACTTGATGGGAACCGTGTGTCCGGAATTTTTAGAGCATTGGCTATTCTGGCGTATTGTTTTTTTTGGGTCTAATGAAAATTTTATGTCTGTTAGTAAATTGACATTTGAAGATATGTTGGAATATTCTTATGCTATCTCATTAAAAGACGCAATGGAGTACGTGGCTATTGACAAAAACAAATGATTAGGAGTGTAATATGGGTATTGTTGAAACCATAACGGCTGTAATTATAACCTCTATAGTATCGTGTTTGGTAACTTTTTTCGTTACTACTCTTATTAACAATAAAACCACTGCCATCATTATGAAAAAACATAGCGAGGATCATGAAAGGTTTTTTCATCCAGAAACTATATCACACGTTATTGAACAACACGTTGACAAATGCGCAGCTCCAAAAGACATAAAAAAGATCAAAGAGTCTCTTATTTTTGTTGTAACCAAATTAAATGGTAATCCATACGAATTGAAATTGATGGAGTAAGAATATGATTATACAAGAACTTTATAGTTTATTTGGGTTTAAGGTTGACTCTACCTCTGTCAAGGTTGCTGAAGAAAGCGTAAGTCATTTGGTAGATGTGGCCACTGCTGGAGCAGAAAAGATTGCCAATTCTGAAATAGTAAAGAAAACCATGGACAAAATTAGTGATATCGGGAAAGAGATGTCACTTAAGTTGACTCTCCCATTTGTTACAGCCATAGGATTCAGTTTAAATGAATTCTCTAATTTTTCAGATACGATAGCAAGAGCTAAAGTATTGTTTGGTGATTATTTCGATTCTGTAAAACAGTGGTCTAGGGAAATCGGATCTCTTTTAAAAATAGAGGGATCTGAAGTGTTGTCTGCTGTATCTAAATTTCAAATGTTTTTTGTCGGTTTAGGTTCGGAAAAAGATAAAGCAATGGAAATGTCTAAATCTATTTTCACAATGTCAAGTGATCTGGCAGCGTTTAACAAGATATCCAGAGATGAAGCTAATTCTGCTATATTGTCTGGTTTATACGGCAGGGGTATGGCTTTAAAACAATATGGCATTGTGTTAAAAGATGAAGAATTACAAGAGGAAGGGGCAAGAATTGGGATTAATGCATCTGTAAAATCAATGACAGAACTTGAAAAAACTACAATTAGACTTTCTTTAATTAGGGAAGCACTTATCAAAACTGGAACTACTGGAGCAGCAGAGGATTCACTTAAAAGCTTTTCTGGTGCAATTAGAGGAGTATGGGTTAATATAAAAGAACTTGGAGAAAAAATTGGTTCAAACATTATGCCTTTAGCTTTGTTTATCATTAAAGCGATTGACAAAATACAAATAGGTATACAACACAATTTGTCTCCGGGTTTAATTTGGTTTATTTCAATATTGGGCGGTTTATTGGCTATTACGGGTCCGCTTATTGTTGGCTTTACTACTTTGGTTGGATTGTCGTTTGTTTACTCCAAGGTAATTACTATAATGACGGTAAATACGCTTAGATTAGTTGCTATTCAGGCATTGTGGGTTGCTGGGATTGTTGCTGTTGGAGCTATTGTTGCTCTTATCTTTGAAGACATATACTCCTACTTTACTGGTGGAGATAGTTTGATAGGTGCTTCCATAGAAGGGTATAAGCTTATGTTTAATGACTTATGGACCTTCATCAAGAATTTGATAAAACAATATATGGATGTGTTTGGTTCTATAAAAAGTTTTGTAAGTGAAGTTATACTGTTTGTTATAAACGGTATTAAAAACGGATTTGATTTAACATCCTTGTTTAGTTTATTTATGGATTCTTTTTTGTCAATGCTTGACAAAATGGAAACGAACATATCCAATTTTGTTACTCGACAAATAGATAAAATTAAAGACATGTTAAAGGGAACTTTGCTGGGTGATATGATTCAAAGTAGCATAAATTTGTTGGGGTTTAATAATGTTCAAGTTGTAAATCCAGGGTTTTTGGCCAAAGATGTTAAAAAAGTATTTAATAAGCAGGTGTCAACCGAATTGTCAATAAAAATAATGCCAGACATACATATGCCGTCAGGAACCCCAGAAAGCCAAATAAACTATTTAAATGAAAGTGCCCAAACAATATTTAAAAAAGGGTTAGAAGAATTGACAAGGAAGATTAATTCAACTTACCCGGAGGTAGAATAGTATGGTGTCAATTTTTTCTAATTGGGGAAACCCAATGATAATAGAATCTTTGGAATTGGGTAAACTTTCCATCGACGTTGTATTGACAGAAAACCATTCATATAAAAACATTATAACCCGATATCCAGTGGAAGAGGGATTTGATATAACTGATAATGTAAAAAGAGAACCACCTTCTTTGACAATATCAGGGATAACCAGCAATACTCCGGTTTCTCTTACTTCTCCGTCTAAAACAGATTCAAATGGGGTTTTACAGATTGTTAGAGAAGACTTGACAAATAAGATACAGCAAACTTTTAACTATTTATTGATGTGTGCTGGTTTTACTCCAGTTAAACAAGCTACAGGGGAAATTTACGTTAAGGAAAATGTACCAAAATTGTTGATAATAATAACTGGGTTTATGGTGTATCGAGACATGGTTATAACAAACCTATCTTTTCCGAGGGACTATAAATCTGGAATGGGATTGTCCTATTCTATAACATTTGATCATATCAGAAGAGTGTCTTCTAAATATGAGAATAAACCGGTTTCTGTTAAAAAGGCAAAAGGGGTGGATAAACTGTCTTCAAAAACGGATAAGCAAGGAACAAAAGAAACCAAACCGGTAGAAGGTTCTTTACTTTTTAAGCTTGTAAAAAAATTGATGGGAGGGAAATAAATGAAAAGCATACCTATGTCTCTTTTGTCAAGTTTTTCTGAAGTGGTGCCTTTGGGTAATAAGGTATATACTTTGTCGTTTGGATATAATCAATCCGGGAATTTTTGGTATGTTGATATCGCAGATGTAAATGAAACAGAAATATTGAATGGTGTAAAACTATGCATCAATCAAGAAATAGTGGCAGATTTTGCCAAAGACTCTGCTCCTCCCAATCTTGTTGTTGTGAATCCATTAGAAAATTATGATGCTGTCAATAATTTTGAAGATTTTGTTAATGGTAGATCTGTATTGTTGTTTGATGATGAAGCATAACTATTAAAAAAGGGATAATATGTATAAGTATGGGAGATTAATACAAATACAACTTTTAAATGTAAAAACAAACAAGTCTGTAACCATTGACAATTTACATATGTCGTTTATTGTAAAGAAATCTAAAACGGAGGATTCTGCAGCCATAACTATACATAATCCAGGATCTGCTACTCTTGAGATGCTAAAATCCAAGTATGCTGATGTGAAAATAATCATTATGGTTGGATACCAAGATGAGGGATTGTCTATGATACATAAGGGGGATTTACTGTATGCGTATAATGACAGTTCTCCTCCTGATCCATATGTGTCAATAGAAAGTTCCAGCGGGATAATATCAAAGACAAATTCTAAATTATCTGTATCGTTTAAACCTGGAACAAGTTCTTTACAAATACTTAAAGGTGTTGTAAAATCGTTTAAGGACTTGACCAATAAAGAAAATTTACAATTATCTACTACTAAACCAACAACAATGTTGTCCGGGTATACTTTTGTGGGGAATAGTCGTTGTGCTATGGACGCATTGTGTAAATCTTTGGGATTGACTTGGAATATCTATGATGATGGTATTAAAGTATACCCGATTAACAAAGGGGATGGATCCACTATAGTTGTTTTAGATTCCTCTTCCGGGTTATTAGGATCACCCAAAATCATAAAGGCCACAGATGACAAATGTGTTAAAAATCAACAGTATGAAGTGTCTTCTTTGTTATTGGCAAAAACAAGTCCCGGAAACATTATTAAGGTATCGACAAAGAAATTTACAAGTGGTAATCTTGTTGTTGTCTCCTTGGAGCATAAAGGGGACAACTATGAAGGGGATTTTATAACAACGTTACAAACAGAGGTATTATGAGTGACGATTTGGTTGAGGCTTTTTACAGATTGGTAAGAACATCTCTCCTTGACAAAATGAATACATGTACTGTGGGGCAAATTGAAACATACGATTATAAAACCCGAAAAGCAACAGTTATTCCATCAATAAAAAAAGTATTTACAGACGGTACAGTATTAGAATATAAAGCAATACCGGATGTTCCTGTGTTGTGGTTAGGGACTAAACAGGCCAGCATAAGATTCCCGTTAAAAAAAGGCGATTACGTTATATTGTTAATAACCCAAAGATCAATTGATACGTGGTTATATAAGGGGGGTGT